GATCCGTCGCCATTAACAACTTTACTTTTACCAAACCATTTTTTGAATGCTGGGGTTTCGGTTTTGCGCTCGGAGCTGTATATATTCTTGCTCTTGGGGTTAAATGTGCCTTGGTTGTCTACGGATTTAATTTGAGAAGCGCTTACTGGAACGTATGAAATGCCTCTGTCTCCTCCTTCAGGGGTCCCACCTTCATCAAGAATTACACCGTCAAATTTTTGGTTAGTTTCATCTATCCACTCTAAAATNTCCCTAGATTCTGTCCAGTCTGGCAACCCNTTTTTAGAAAGCGGGGTCCCGTTTCCATATTTTCCATAGTATTCCTTTTCAAACACCTCTCTGTTTTTTTGAATCCTAGTATCGAAAGGATTTCTTATTGAAAGATAGGCTTTAAACGTACCTGGCGAATCGGATCGCTTCGCCTTAGTGTTTATGCTTGACGCATTAACATTTTGATAGATATCTGCATATTTTTTGTTTTCTGTGAAATGCGATCCCTCTCTAAATTCAGAGAAAGAGGAGTTTGGAGTTCCGTGATAAACCACCTTTGGAGTGCCATCTTCATTAACTACCTTGCTATTGCCAAACCATTTTTTAAACTCAGGTGTATCTGTTTTTCTTTTAGAGAATTTAATACCCTCGGGGAGGAAGGTGTCGGCATCCTTTCTGCTGGAGGCCTTAAACATAAAGTCCCCGCTTGGAAGCCTGCCAAGGCCCATCTTGCTAACGCTTTCGCCATCCGAAGCCATTATGTCTTGGAATATTCCAGATTCGTACAATCGCTTAATTTCGCTATCAAGTTTTACATTTTTCCCTAATACGCCGAACAAAGAGGCCGATCCCGATTTTCTCATTAAATTCCTTGCTAACGCGGTGGCTTTTTTGGGATTGCCTTTTACATATTCATAGGGCAAGTCATAAACCATATTAACGCCCAGCTCTGATGATGCTCCAATTATGGTTATGCTGTTTTCGGAGGGTTTATATTTGCGAGACAATTCAGCTAATACATCCGGGGAATTTACCGTCGTTCCGTATATTGATTCCCCCACAACGTCTTTCCCTGTGGAAGGTATTGGATGCTCCGCCCAGTCGATTCCATCTCGCCCCGCACTTCCAAGGGCATATTTATTGTGGTTGAGGATTATGTGCCCCTTAAACCCGCTCGCCTTTCTGCTTATCGCCTCGGTGACTACGGTATCTGCCCTTGAAGAGCCCACGCTTCCTGATGGGTGGTTATGTAATAAATAGTACCCGTCGGCCCCTAGGGATTCTTTTAGATCAAGAATGGACTGCTCCGTCCCCCCTTTCTTAAAGGCTGGTGCTATGCCAGGCAATTTGCTTGTTAATCCTGTTTGTCCTATTATTTTATTGCCCTTTGTATAAAAAACCCTAAACGTTTCAAATCTAGGATCTCGGTATACCTGAGCAATAGAGGCTACGTCACTAGGGGAATTTACTGTTGATCCGACAAGGGAAGTGCTTCCCTTTGATTGGAAATCGCTGATTGAGTTTTCGATCCAGCTTCCGCGTTGTACGGGCTTTGAGTCTCGCCACAGTCCATCCATCGCGGTGAGCGCAAGCTGTCTTGAGTAGTCATTTCTTTTTTCATAAGTATCTCCTTTTGAGGCCTTCTTATTATTATTCAAAACACTATCGCCGTCAAGCATACTTAATTGCCTAGAGTTTCTTTTGCTCATTTTAAGATTAGATCGGGAAAGGTCCGACTTTGCTTTTAATTGTTTTTTTAATAGTTCGGTTTTTTCTTCGCTAGGCTGTTCTTTTGGGGGCTTCTTGCCTATTTCGTTCTGAAGATTTTTCTCAAACTTCGACCTTTTACTTGATTTTATGTCGTTTATCTTGATTTTAACGTCGTTTGGGTCAATAGACTTAATGAAATCATCATTAGGGTTGTCATCTATGATATCGTTTATTTCTTCGTTTACTATTTTCTTTATGCCGTCTAGCCCTTCTGTCACGTATGCGTAAAACATATCATCCTTACGCAAGTCTAGCATTTCTTGTAGGTGGTTTATAGGCGTACCGTGTGTGTTTACGTATTCATCGTTTTTATATAAATCAAACCCACCCACGGATAGGCTTTGTATTTTTTTCTTAGAGGCTTCCGCATACGCATCCATCTGCTCTTCATCTGTAAGCCTTGATGTCTCCTCTACGGGCTTTGAGGCATCGTAATGCTTGTTTAGAGCGTCAATTAACACGTATTGCGCGGCGTTTAAATCGGTTATCGCCCTAGAAGCCTGATAGCTTTTCCCTACGACTAGAGTTTTTAAGTTATCAATTATCTTTATTAATCTGTCGGCCAGGTTCTTAAATACACCCTGATCTTGTTTTGCTAGCTTTTCCCAAAAGTCTTTGCGTCCAAGCTGTTCAGAGAATAAATCGCTAATGAATTCTTTTCTTGCTTCTTGGGTATTATTTCCAAGTTCTTTTTGTAGATCAAGGTATCGCTTGCCCCATTCGCTGTTTTTATCAACCAATCCATTTTCGCCAAAAAACACATCTTGAAGCTCTTTCCAGGCAACGTCGTCTTTTGTTACATCGTGAAATAGCTCATGTCCTGCGATTAAGCTCGTGGGGTTTTCCCCGTATTTATTTACATATATGGTCTTTCCTCTAAGATCGACAAATCCGTTATGGGTTACATCGGGGTCTTTGTTTTCAAAGAAGATGACCTTAAACCCAAATTTCTCAGCCATGTATTTAGCTAAAGAGTCATGGCCTTTTTCTGGCTTAACTACTGTGTATCCAGACTTATTAAAGCTATCTGGATTATCTTTGACTATTTTATCAAGTGATGCTTGCTCAGTGCCGATTGTTTTTTTCTCTAATATCTTAGCCCTAGCCTCCGCTGTTTTTTTTCTAGTGCTAAAGGGGATAGTGTCCTCTGTCTTTTTTGTGGGCTTTAGCTTTTTTGGTGCTCCTTTTATGCGGTCTATTTCATCAAGGTACACCCCTGCATCCTTTCGATTGGACGCTTCTTCAACTAACGCATCTATCTCTTCGCTTGAATTTGCCTTTTTTACTCTATTCTGAAAGTCCTTAAATTCTTCCTCTTCTCTAGACATCCTCTCTTCTGTTTGTCTATTTGCTTCGGATTCAACCCCGCCAGCTTTAGAATATTGCTTTTTCCCAAGGCTCTCGGCGTTCATCGCCTCAACTAAATCATTAACATCGTATTTCCCGTCTGCGTCTGGCTCTAAGTACCCCATATCCCCCAATTGCTGAGCAACGTCATCCATTCCCTGATAATACTTACCTTTTCTGAAGTAAAACGGATTGCTTTTTACGAGATCAGGATCTACGCCAAAATGCAAAGCATCTGCTGCCCTAACGCCCATCTTTCTAATGGCCTGCAAAATAGAATCCTTTTCGGGGCTGACTGTTTTGCTGCGGGGCTTCCTGGCCTTTTTTACTATAGGGGTCTTTATTTTTGAAGATGTGTCGTTTAACGCGGAGATAATCTTGCGTTTTGGCTTACCCTTTAGCTTAAGACCGTGAGATTCAGCAATCTTTAAAAGATCGTCGTTTCTCATGGTTTGCATCTTCTTCCATGTAGGTATTTTAATTGGCTCAGGAGTAACGGTTTCGCTTTCGGTAGTATTCTGGGGCATTTCTGCCGATATCGTGGCTTCTAGGTCGGTTTCTGGGTTTTCTAAGTCGGTTTCTGGGGCTCCTTGTTGGTCTTCATTTTGCGCCAATTCTTGCTCTAGCGCGTCGTTTTGATCTTGCGCCTCGTCTGCGGCAAGTGAATTTTCTGCATTGTCTAGCGCTTGCTGATCTAGTTGGGCGGCATCTTGGACGGATTGCTCTATAGCTTGATTATCGGCCTGTTCCTGCTGGCCTGATTCAAGCGCCAGGGATTGCAGCTCTGTTTCTAGCTCGTCCTTTAATTCTTGATTGCCTATGTCAAACTCTTTCTTTTCTGTAGCTTCTTGCGACTCTTGCGTTGGCTCCTGTGGAGCTGTCTGTTCGGGGGTACTTTCTGGCGATAGCCCTTGCTCTCCCTCGACAATTCCACCAAAACTATCGCCTTTTTCTACATAGTTCGGCTTCTGATCCGTCGCTTGTCCCGATTCGTCTGTGAGTGGAGGATAGTTTTTTTCTGAGGAGGGCTGTTGCTTTGAATATTGAGAAGCTCCAGCGAATCCGCCAAACCCGAGCCCCATTCCGCCACCAACAAGGCCAGAATATCCCATATCCTTAAGCATTTTTGCCTTATCTACGCTCTTCCAAAATTCAGGCCAACCCATATCCTTGTATTTAGGGTCGGCTCCTTTTTTCTCCACTATGTCTTGCAATAATTGACCAACCGCTTCCTCTGAAAACTCTGAAGCTCCAGACATTGCCATCTTTTTTGCGATATCCTTTATAAATGTTTTTCCCTGTGGCGATTTAAGGATTATTTCTAAAGGCATTTTTTCAGTAACTATTTCTATTCCGCCGATCAAGGCAGACAGAAACGTCGCCTTTTGAGGATTAATATCATATTTATTTGTTAAGTCTGAATACGTTTGCCCGGCAGATTGAGCAGCCATTACCGACAAGCCTATGCTTGTTCCTCCAGTTGCCATTCCAAGCCCAACCGTGGGAAGCATTAATGTGCCACCAAGAGCTATGTCTCCGGCCAATTTAGTCATAAATCCGGCATCTTCGGGGATTTCATACTTGGCAGAAATTTTATCAAGCTCTTTTGTTACTGACTTATTTCTCTTTGACATCTTTGATAATTCGCCAGAAAGCTCTTCGGAATATCTTTTTAGCTCGTCGTGCCTTGATTCACCTCTTAATCCTATGGCTTGATTTATAGTTGCCCTGTCTTTTTTAGGAAGTCCTTTTATCAGCTTTTTTATTTCCATTTCGATTGATTTTTCGGACCTACCGCCACTCATGGCGGCAACATCCATAATGGAATCCCTATCTTTCTTGCTTATTTTTTCTACTTCAGCGAAAGGGTCTTGCATGGAGTCCTCGGTAACGCCCTTTGGTCTTTGTATTAATAGCGCAAGCAATTGATTCCTTTTTCCCTTTGGCATTTTACTGGTAGCGATAGCAACATCGTTTGTTATTTTATATTGAGGTGATGTTCCTCCTATCTCTCCCTTTGAAACGGCTGCCCTTGACCTAGCCGTGTCAACATCTGATGCCAATGGAGCCTCTTCAATAGAAGATGCGATCCCATGAATCGATTTAGCCAGTGCTGGCCCAGTTTGCCCGGTTACTTTATCATAAACCTGACCAATGCTTTCGCCTAGGCTATACTTTCTCTCTACGGAATTCTCCCACATGCTATCGTCCCAAGGGTCCTCAACGGAATTCTCCCATAGACTATCATCCCAAGGGTCTTTTACCTTTTTCCCGCCTGTCAATAATGGCTTGGGCTTGCTTTCAGAGTAGCTTGTCGGGAGATTTTTTTGATACTCCTCTCCAGCCTTCTCTTTTTCTATAAAATCTATCGTGCGCTGAGATTCGTCTTCCGGAGCCGCTATGCTATGCCATTTATTCTTTTTTGCCATATATCCCCTTAATTAATCTTGATATTCTTCGCTTTGATCATAGTAAGCGCTGGTATCCGTGCTTTTTTCAATAATACTATTAACCGTCTGCAAAACCTGCTCTTCGTTTAGTTTTTTCCCAATCTTCTTAAGTTTCTTAATTATTTCGCCGGCTATCTCTTCAGGCGTAAACTTATTTTTGTGTCTTGCTAATATTGCGCTTATATTGCTCTTGCTGGGTTTAAAAAAATACAATGGTTTGCTGGGTTTTTTTATTTGAGCTTTCTTTGGTTGCTTGACCGCAGGGGCCTTAGCGTTAGGTGATGGAGCGGGTGCTGTGGCGGCGGGTGCTGTAGAGGTTGCCGGAGTTCCTTTTTCTTGTGATGAATTGCCGCCAAATCCTTTTTGTCTTTTCCATTCCTCAAATGACATAGTATAGTTTTCTCCATATATATCTTTCGGTGCTTCGTTTAGATATCTTTTGTATAGCAGCTCTTTCTCTCTCAATGAGAAGTTTTTCTTTTGGTATTCGTTCATTTCCCTTGGGGCGAATTGTTTATCTTCGTGTATAGGAACACCTCCAGCTCTAAACATTGCGGCCAATAATCGTCGCCCTATCGTTCTCTTTTTTCCATCGCTTTCATCAACATACGACAATCCGTTTTCAATGCTTCCCTCTAGCGTTCCCGGCCGAACGTGAGTGCCCATTCTACCCATAACTGATTCTAATGGCTGTAAATTTCCCACTAAAAAAGACTTCAAAGCATCCTTTAGTCCCGTTTTCTCCATTACTACCTTTGTTTGCTGTGACATTCGACGCATCTTATCATAGGGCTGTATCTTTTTAGGGTCTATTCCGCGTCTGATTCCTGATTGTATAATGGCAGTTAAGGATTTTTGCTGTCCTTCTTGAGACGTATCGCTGTGATCCATTGATCTAATTTCGTTCATCCATTCTTTCTCTGCACGCTTGTTTTCGCTGTTCTGTATTGTTTCGCCTAGCGCATCGGCTCTTTTTATGCCTCCTGCGAAAGCCTCTGAAAGGGATTGTGTTCGGTCTTCTATTGGCATGCTTTCTCCTAAGCTAAATCCTCTATATTATATGACGCTCCACCTTGGGGGCCTTGGGCTGGAGGCCTTACGCTATCATAGTATACACCGCTCCCGGTTCCGCCGCCACCGCTTCCGCCAAACTTATTTTTTAGCCAATCCGTTAAGCCAATATCTCTTGCGCCGCTTAATATCTCACCAGCTCCAGAAAGGTATGGGTTTAGATTTCCCGTTCCCTGTGCTCCATATTTATTGATATTTCCAAGCGTTCCCTGCGCTCCTTGTGCTAAACCGCCATATTGAGAGGCTATGCTAGTTGGCAGTCCTCTGCCTTGCTGTAGGAATTGATTTCTTAATTCAAAGTTTCTAAGTTTAGAGTTTCGCCTCGCGTTTGTTTTTGCCCCGGCCCGTGCCGCCGCCTCAGCAATATTTAAGTTTTTCTTTATGTTGGCAATTCCCCTAGGGGATGACGGATCAATTCCTTTGCGCGTGAGATTTCTATCTGCTATCTGTTGACCTCTTTCATATTCATTTGACACATCTAGCGCAGCCCTATTTGCTTCTACTTCTGGGTTTAATACGCCATGTTGTATTTGTTGTCCAAGATCTCTTTCTATCGGTAGATATATTTCATTCCAGCGATTTTGCATATCTTGTACTTGGTTGTTTATGCCGCCAAGATACGCTTCTTGGTCTGCTAGGCTTTTATCTATGGCTTGATTGTTTCTGATCCCGCTGACAATGGAGTTTATCCCGCTGCCTATGCCGACTATGTTTCCTACTGTATTTAGAAAGCCTCCGCCGCCTGTGGCAGCCCCGCCGCCAAAAATTCCGCTTAAAAATCCCATATTTCCTGCTCCTGTAGGGGCAATCGCGCCCGCATTTATTCCTGAAATAGCCGAGTCTGCCGCATCTGCTCCGGCTCCTTGTGCCCCCGATCCTGCGGCTCCTGCGCCACCTAATGCAATTCCTGCTGCTGCCCCTGTTGCCAATGTGCCTACCGTTCCAAGACCGATATTTGTGCCAGCAAATTTATTGCCTGCCCTGGGCTTATTATATCCCAATACCACATCGTCTATAGCCGTGTTTCCACGAACCTCGTCTATTCCTAGGCGTTGCATCGTGGCTATCCTATCTTCTCTCCCGTGAGGCGTTCCATCTGGGTTAATTGCGTAACCTTCATCGTCAAAATCTAAACCAGTCAATTCGCTAACATACTTGGTTAAGTCAATTGTTTTGCCATCTCCTCCCCACTTCCCCCCTAGAGCGTTAGCTATTGACTTATACCTTTCGGCTGTTCTTTTTTGCTGGCTTGGGGTTGTTCCTGCGGGAGGGTTTTCGTATGCTTCCTTCACCGAAGCATATTCATTATATTCCGCCTCCAAAGGCTTTTCTCCCATGCGAAGATTGCCGTCTTTCGCCCTTAGAGCCTCTACTAGAGTCATTCCCTTTGCCTGTGAAGTGACATAATCCTGTATGATCTTGGCAACTTTTGCAGGTATCCTGCCATCCCCGTATTTCTGCGTTGAATACGCGTTTAGCTGTTGTGCCGCATCTGGGTCAGTAAAGATAAAAGGGTTGTTCTTTATATTCCACTCTATTGACTTTCCAGTTCCAGCTTTTAGCGCTTCCGGTGCTCTTGTTATGTAAGTAGCCATTATATTTTGCCCTCAATCTTACCAACAACCACGCTTAAATCGGACACCGTTTTTCTAATTTCGTCTGTAATCTTGAATAGAGTTGATTTTTCTTTAGAAAACTGGTCTAGTCTTGAGTCGGTTTTTTGTTGCATAGATGAATTTCTGCTGCTTTTTTCGTCTGCGTCTGAAATTCGGATATCCATCCTTCCAATTCTATCTGAATTTCTATCTATTGCCCCAGAATTTTTGCCTTCTTTGGCATCCAGCTCTACCAGCTTTTTCTGTATTATGTCTATTTGGTCTTTTATTTTTTTGATATCTTCCTCGTTTTCTTCTATTTGGTTGCTGTATGGCTTAAAAATCATGGGAACAACCCACTTAAAAAAAGCGAATATAAAGGCAAACGCCGCCACTATAAAAGATCCGACTGCTATAATATTTGATGCTGTGATCATTAAAATAATTCCTTCCATAGAATTCCAGAGTCAATAGTTGCTGAATTGGCGCTTGCCGCAGCTATCGCAATAGTTTCCCCAGGCTGCAATATTATTTTATATGGAGTCGCGTCTTGAGATTCCCTATCGTTTTTTCCTGCCAGCGCTGTTCCTAAAAGCTCCTCTCCTCCACTAACGGTTGTTCCTGCCACGTCAATATCAACAACTGAATTCGAGGCATTAATATCAGAATACGATGGTGTACCCCCGAGAGTTGCGTTTTTGACAAGCCTTAAAGAAGCTAAATTGTTGGCAGATGACGATTCAACGGAGGCATAAAGAGATTCTATTAATATCTCAATAAAGTTAGTTTTAGATGCGTATGTCGATTTATTTCTTATTGTAAATATTGCCACCTCAGAGGTAACAGATGTCTTTTCTTGTATTCCAGACGTTTGATTAAACTGATGGGCCATTATTAATTCGGTCTTTCCCTCTACGAAGTACGCAAAAGAAGACGTTTTCAAAATTAAATCAGTAGTGGTCGCTTTATTATTACAATATACCATTAGATGGAAATTCGGCATATAAACAGATGGGGCGGTTTGCAAGTTTGCATATAGCATGGTGTAAACAATCACAAATTTGCCAGTAGAGTCATCCTCTATTAGGTATTCAATTGCGCCACCGCCTAAATATTGGAATCTTATTCCCCAAACGTTTAGCTTGGAGGTGTCCAGAGTCATTCCGCTTGCCCCAGTTCCGTCAAGAGGGTCGTCCCACGAAGACTGAGGAACCGAATACTTTACGTCATTAGCAAATCTATGAACCCCGAATGAAGTCCCGTCATATCCTATTGCATATCCGTTTTTAAGGTCGGCGCTAGAACCAACTTCATCCGCAAGACCTACATACTGGGATGTGTTTGCTACGCCACCAGTTTCAAATAGCGCTGTAAATCTGGCAAGTCCACCCTGCCCAGACCTGTATCTTGCTTGCCTTTTAGACTGAAGACATGCCGCGCTCGCTGTTGTAGTTGACGAAGATACAACCGCCATAGCATTAGCCTGTGTTACTGTTCCTCCGTTTGCCACTATTGATTCAGTTAGTTCCGTATTATCGACTGTATACTCAAAGCTATGCTGTAAGATAGGAGATAATTCAGCAACCCTTAAATCACCAAAAGCCGTTAATGGCCCGGTTATCTCGGAGTCAAAATCTTTATTTGCTGGGCTTCGTGAAACTGGCATTATGCTACAAACTCCTCACCATTTACGGTGAAATTTATCGCGTTTGCCGTGTCTGTTCTTACCGCTAGATTTCCGGTTGAGTCATCCATGCAAATCTTAACCTCTACCATGTCGGTTGAATTAGCTGCCAAATCTATATCCCATGATATAGCCGTTGTTTCGTCGTAGGTTGTTCCGTTCGAGTCAACGAATAATCTATATTTTACCGACGAACCAGTGACATTGCAAACAATTACGTTATGTATTATTGTCTGCGTACTGGAAGCCGGAGAATATGCGCTGGCTGCCGTTGTATTTGCTGGCCTTAGTTGCCCGAGTTGTTTTATTGTGTGACTTGCCATCAGTATGCCATCGCCACACGCTTATTTAGGTCTACGTTTGAATATGCTATTGATTCATTCGCCACAACTATTTTACCAACTGTTTGAGTGTCGGTCGCTTTGTCGTATTCAAATCCAGCCTCACCGCCAAAAACACCTCCATCATTAAACTGAATAGATTTATCTGGGTTTGAAGGTGTCCCTGACCCGCTAGATGAAACAACCCAATTAGTCCCATCTGTTGCGTTATAAGGCCCAAATTTGCCATATATATTGACATGTCTTATCCAGAAAAATAGGTCTGCGCTTACGTCTCCAACTGATGTAACTCGCTGAGATGACCCCGTGCTCGTCCCGACCAAAGATGATGTGTCTATATCGTCCGTTGCAGAAGAATAAATCTCTGTATAGCTATGCCCCTCATATACTGCCGCCGACCATGAGGCCGTTGGAGCTGTGGTATCTCTACCCTCTACAAATAAATTAGTCGCTATGGACGGAACGATGTCTGCCACGGTGGGGTTGGCAGCGCTGTATCCTTTCCCGTTAGAATCGACCTTTAATATTTCAAAGTCTAATAAATCCTGAACCCGTATATTTTTAAGGGATGGGTCTGTGCTTGCTCCTTCTAGGCGGTCTATAGCGTCCTTGACAGCGATAAATGCTTGCCTTACAGAAAGATCCTTTATGCTGTATGGGTTTATTATTGGTGTTGCTCTACGGGACATTATATGCTTAGCTCACTTTTAGATGTTGAAACTGCTATCTCCTGAACACCAAAGAACCCCGAAACTTCAATGCTCCATTTCTTTCCTGATTCAAGCGGCTTTAGCCAAAATATCTCATCGTCTGCTACTTCGGAGGTAGAAACCAAAACGCTATCACGATAAATCTTTAATGTCATGGGGTATCCGTCTGCTATTATTCGACCACATCCCCAATCTAAGGGAACCTTTTCGGTAAACTCCTTTGATTGCCACATTGCCTCTTTTGCTGATCCGGTGTTAAGAGATCTTATCTCTGTGCCCTGTATTACATATAAGGTGTCGTCCTCTAAGTCAGTGTACGCCCCGGCCGCCGTTTCTTCTACGGTTGAAACATGCGATCTTTGATCGTCAAGGTTATAGATTAAGGCATTCCCGGCTCCATTAAAAAACCATATTTGTTCATCGTGATATGCCCCGACCATGGTTTCGGGGCTGAATAATTGCCAATTTTCCTTGGTAAAATATAGATATGATATTACCGTAGCCGATCCGTCTTGGACTGCCACTAATCCATCAGGCGAGGCATATAAAACCGTATTGCCTATATTCACTATGCTTTTCTTAGAAACGCATGATTGATTTATATGTAATTGAGTTAATGTCATGGTGTCGGGGCTGAATCCGGTTGATATGTATGGCCTTTCGTCCGTCATAATCGCCACAGAATTGCCCGAAACGCCCAACCCTACTATTTCGCTGTCTACGCTGATAATATAGTCTGCGGGCCAAGCATGGGGCTGATACGGCTCTGAAAGGTGTAAGTTCTTCCCTTTGAAACCCGCCAAAAACCCATTCGGCAAAGAAACAAGCCCTTTTAAGTCGTCCGGGGGCTGGTCATAATTAAGGCTCGGGATCTCTTCTCCAAGATCCCCATCTTGTAAGGTGTCTAAATATGAAGAATCTCCTAGCGGTATTTCAGCCACAAATCGAAAAACAGTGCCGGAGTCCGAGGTTGCCGCTCTATATATCCGCTTATTTGTGACGTTATAATTCCCGCTTGGCTGAGCGGTTGCCATCCCAGTTAAGTTTACATCCTCCACGGGAGAAACGTCTACTACATTAGAAGCATCGCTAGGGGCGCTTTCTTCCCCAAAGCCAGTAACAAACGTATAAATATAGGTTGTTGACCCAGTGATATTGTTTATTTGCCCAGTGTTATAGGTGATATTAAGAACTGCTGTAGCGCCTGTGACCAAAGAAGCAGACAAAACGGCGTTGTCTACGGTTAAGTTCGACGAACCGGAGGATTTGCTTACGTCAGGATATAAAACAAGCAAATCGTCTGTTTCAAAATACATCACGAAAACAGCCGAAGCCGAGGCGGTAACCTTGGGGGGTATTACCGCTAAGGTGTATTGTTGACCAACAACGTTTTCGACTATATCCCCTGGCTCAGTTAATGTTCCGGCATCCCTCCTCTCTCCGTCAGTTTCCTCATAGAAATATTTCCAATTCCTAGTGAAAGAGGTTGAGGTGATGTCTTGAGCGGTGGCAACTGGGGCAGGGGTTGGCGCAGGAGCACCTAAGTCATGTTCTGTGCCCGGAAATGTCCCGCCTCTAACTTTTGGCGTTCCTTCCCCAGTATAGTAAATCCGATTAAAAGAATCGTTGACAATCGGACCACGGACGACATCGACATCCCCGTCAAACACTAGGAATTTCTTTGCATCGGATTTGTCATCGTGATACAGAAATAGACTCTCTTTGCCTCCGTCAATTGCTTCAATCAACGTGCTTCCCTTAAACGGCTCAATAGTCGTAGAAAGCAGGTTGACATTCACGCTTGACTCAGCTTGAAAGTCTCCTAAGTTTGACGGGTTACTTCTAGGGCTTATCCCGTCGAATTGCCTAAGTCGAATTGTTGGCATTTACGCTTCCAATGCTTCCAATCTTGCGTCTGTTTTTTCTACATATTCTTTAAATGCTACCAAGTGCTTCAACGGTATCAGTGAGTATTTTATTCCTTTTGTTACTTCGCCCGTTAGAACCTTTTGCATCTTGGTTTCAAACTCGCCTGTTACATTTCCATCGTCATCTAACACAGGAAATTGAACCTCTTGCTCAACTGTATCTTCGGTTTCAAAAACAATGCCAGGCGATACAGTTTCAGCGTCTTGTGCTTTCATACCAATTTGAACAATGGCATCGTCACCGTTATCTATAACATCCTGCTTTAGGCGATACTTAGTAACCATCCCTCCCAAAGCTAACACATCGTCTAGTTGACTTGATACTTTAGTAAAGTCTTGCTTTAGTTTCTCGTCCGATATCGCACCGTATGAATTATTAGTGTTTGTTACATCACCATTCCCATCAACAACAAAAACGGAGGTTGATGCGTTTGTTTCTGCGAGTATCAAATTAAATGCTGTACTAGACGCGCGTGTTGTGCGTAAATGTAAAGTATCACCTGTATATGACGCATTGTTCGCCCATAAAAATGCAGCTTGATCAACTGCATTCCCTGTTGTTAATAGCAACCTTGTATTAGGTGTGTCATATTCAAAACCATTAAAGCCTGTACCTGGTGAGGTTTTGTCAATCAATAGTCTTTGACTACTATCAACGCGAAACCCTTCCATCATTGAGCCTGCATTGTTAGAAGTAGAAACAGACCAATATCCATGGGCTTCTGCTGTTGTTCCGCTTTCTTTTGCGCCTTTGATTACAGCAAAACCGTATTGAGAGGTATCACCAGTTTTCCATCGGCCACCAAAAGCCAATGAACCTCCTGCATCAGCAGCCATACCATCATTAGAATTAAGCATTAATGTTCCTGAACGAGTGCTTATTGTTTTGTTTGCTCCAGTTATTTCGGTGATACTTGATGACCTTGTTGTATTTACTGTTCCAGACAGTACATCCAATATATATGCAGGGTTTGTATTGCCTATACCAACTTGCCGTGAACTATTAATCCGCATAGCTTCAGAGCTATTCGAATAAAACAATACTTGAGCTGCTGCATTTCCAATCTGAAGAAGGTTAGAGCTATCAATCTTCAAAATATCAATATCTGCACTATCTGCGGCATTTCGAGCCGTTAAATACGTGTTATTGGTAAGGTTTAACCCTGCTACTTGAGCGCCAAAAGCTAAGTTATCAGAAGCATTAACCTTAATCATATCAATATCGGCGCTATCTGCGAAGTTTCGACCTTTCAAGTAAGTGTCATTTACCATTGCCAAGTCAACAACATCGCCGCCAAATACCAATTGGTCCGAAGTGTTTACCTTGGCAATATTAACAAAGCCCGTCCCAGCGTTATTATCGGCTTTATACCATTTGTCATTTGCAATAAAAGCGTCACCCGTTGAGTCTTTTAATACTACGTTGTCAAAAGCGCCAGCGGTTAGCCACACCTGAACATTATCATTAGCAACTAAAGCCAATGCCGTAGTGCTCTCTTGTGCTCGTACGCAAGTTATTACGTTTGCAGCAACGTTAGTCACCTTTACTATTTCCACGGCATTATCCGACGCTCTAACAAACGTCAATAAAAAGAAGTCACCAGAACCGCCAGCAATTGTCGGAAAATTGCTTGCGTCATTCACGGTGATTGCTGTATCTACTGCCGCGACCGAACCTGTTAAAAAAGTTGACCCATAATTGCCAAATACTATATTTCCCATTTTCTTGCTCCTATTGGAAAGTAATTTTTAAAACACCCGCATTAAATAAGGGGCCAGGTCCAAATCCAGGCACATCTATTGGCGTAGTGAGATCGTTAAATACATACATATTGCCACCACTTGCGGCATCAAATATTGCACACCCGTTTACAACACCCCAGTCATCGTTACTTACGGGGTCAGGAAAGGATATTGCTAGTTTATTCGTAATTATTCCATCTGTGTTCATGTCCCAGTTAGCATCTGATGGGTCTACCTGAACTCTTGCGTAACCATTGCCGGATACCTCAGTGCCTCCGCCGCTTTCATCAGGAGTTACATTGAAAAGCGCAACATACAAAGCCAATGGTTTAGAAAATAACGCTGTGCGGAAAGTGCCATTGGCTATTTCTGCTCTGTAAAAGTTTGAACTAGGCATAAGGGCCTCCAAGGGTATACATACCCATTATAAAATCATCGAAAAACCCTGAGCCCTGAGTCAATGTCGCTTCCATCTCAATGCTCACTAAAATGCTTGCGCCCATAATAGGCCTATCCGTTATAGGGCATCCACCAAGAGGATACATGCCAAGGATAACCGAGCAGGGGGGAATATCTTCGGAATTATACTGAAGCAAAGTCCTTCCGATATCGGCTTGCTCTGTTGAGCTATAATCTAATTCTGTATTGCAACTCACGTAACAACCTCAACAAATCGTTTTCTTAATCGAAAAGGGATAGTGCTATAGGCTGTTTGGATACCGTTTGGATCAGATACCGAAACCTCACCCTCATAAGATCCTTCGTCTAGGTCGGTTGTCGCGTCATCTGGTAGCTTAAATCTTACCCATCCAGTAGACCCGCCATATAGTATCTCCCCGAAAACCTGAAATATAGTGGTTTCTTCGTTGTTTTTTTCCCTAAACCGCATTCTCACGCTAGTACCAATAAGGCTAATATCTAACCCTGCACCAGTGTTTGTGTCTATTATTTGAGCCACCACATAGGGCAGTGTGTCGCCTGTAACTATTTTTAATACGCTGCTTCCTCTAGCCATATATCACCTATGTTTCAAATCCCACTAATCCAGTAAAACCGCTATCATTAACTTTATTTCGTCGCAAATCCCAAGGTCGCCTAACAACCGATAGATTTCTATTCATCTTCCCTCTTACCGCTTGAGTAAACGCCCTGTTTATTCCTCGCTTAAACTCTTTTTTGTGGTAACTGGCAGAATCCTTACTAGACCAGTCCTTTCCTTGTATTTGCATCAGCTTCCACTTAGCGCCATGCGCCATGTATTCAGCCCAGTCATCATAAACTCGGCAATCCAATTCAGCGTCACAGCTAGGATCGGTTACCAATACAAGATCAAGCGTCATGCCGTCTTTTGTGTCCTTCGTAGGGACAGCCTTAAGCGAAATAATATCTCTTTCCGGTAAAGTAAAATCTATTTCCGGCTCCCTGCGAAGGCCAGACAACTTAACGTTTATAACCGTTTCGATTAATGTCTCGACAGGAGTGTCTAGGTCATACGTGCCCAAATCTTTACGCAAATTAATGGGGTCATGTGTAACTCTCCATGTCTGAGAACGTTGAAGGAACTCGTACACAGCCCTTCTTAGCCATCTTTCAGCTAGAGGGACTGGAACACCCGGCACATCTGATAGAACCAAATCTAAGATAGAGCTTATTTTGAAATCTTCTTCTGCCATTAAACTAGCTCCTTAATAAACATGTTCCACCAATATTCGGACATTTCTCGTCCATTAGAGTATTCTGCGTCTTTTTGGTAGCATCGGTGTAAAACGTAATTAGTCATAGTGGCTCTATAGTACTCAACTAGAACAAGAGTTTCGGACAAATCGGTTATGTCGATTATTGCCGCATTATTGATTGTTGCCGTGTATTGAGCGTCAGGCCTTCGCCTTACGATTTCTCGAACTCCGTCATTAACCCATAATAGCAATTCTGCATCATCCCATCTAACCTCAGATCCGGATTTAAGCAAAGTCCTAACTCTTGTTTCTATGTCAAGTCCTGTCATGCCGTAGCTAATTTCATCCTTTTAATTTCATCTATAACCGCAGAGGTCGATTTACCATTGAAGTCTTCAATTTTTAACTTCATACCCTGCTTGCTCGCCCATCGTATTAATTCTTTCTTGCTTTCTAGGTTTACGCTCTCGGGTATTCCGAGGCTTAATGCTTCTTGCTTTTTGCTCAAAGACGGATCTGCTTGACTCATAACTCTCGTGTCATCATCATCATATCCGCTTAACATTTCTTCGTCGCTCATTCCGGCTCTCATAGCGGCCTTCGGATCAATTTCGGCAAGCATACTTATAAGCTCGTCTCGGGTATATCCGCCAGAATTTCTGGGCTTACCCGTGATATTTCCTTCTTTGTCGCACTCCATCATGTCTATTCTTGCAGAGAGCGCCTTTGTCCACGCAAGGGGTCGTCCACCTTCGACCGCATTTCCGTTTTCGCATCTAATTAAATACTTCATAATAACATCCTTTTTTAAAAAAGATCCGCCCCCGAAGGAGCGGATCGGGTTTACTAGGTACTTACCTTATTAGGCAAGCCAGGATTCCCGCCAGCGGCAGGAAAACCATTCGAGGGCTTTTTACCACTCATAAGCTCGTAACCAGGTGAATTACAAGCGATTGACTTGTTCATTTCACCAGATTTTGGCTTAGAATTGTTAAATGCCTTAGAATCAGGGTTTAACTTTCGACTCATACCCATTGTCTTCCCTTCATACATATCCATGATTTCTCCTTTATACGTAGTCCGTAACTTTGACCCAAAAATCAACAACTGCGGTCGAACCAGCGGCAAGAGCCGTTAAGGTAATAACACCATCAGCCGTGAGAAAGTCACTACTTGCTGCAGCCGCCAATACGCGACCAGCAGCATTTAAATTACCAGCGGCAACATATTTCGCCGCTGTTGTCCCGTCACCTAGATTGAAGGTCAATATTGCGCCTTCTACCGTTGTGACATTAAAGTTGATCTCACTAAGAGCTTGACCAGCTTTTACCGTAAATAATTGCAAAGTGTCAGTATTTGCAACGTTATTCACTGAAAGATCAACTGTGATCTTGTATACGTGAACTCGGCCACCTGTACCGACATTTTGAGAGTTTGTAACCGCAGGAACTTCACCATTGGCTCGTAAGTCTGTATTTGCCATTCTTCAAATCTCCTATAAGTTACGCAATTTTAGCGTAAACATGACCCATGGCTTCGGGTTTGATTACTTTGTAACCATAAACCTGTAAACCGCGATTCAACACACCGAAACCCTTGGGGTTAGGAATTGTGTCGTGTTCAACAAGACTAGAAGCAAACGTCAAAGCACTCTTATGACCAAAGATCATATTGAATACATTGTCTGCGCCATCAGTCACCGTGTCAATCAAGTTAGATTGATAGATAGTGAAACCACCGATCATACCAACCCGACCATTACGAGCAATAGATACTTCATCGCCTGTAATTTGGACTTGTCGGAAATCAGACGAAGAAATACGCTGAACTGCACTTGCAGGAATAACGCAGTAGCGGTCTGTTTCTGGCACGTCTTGCTCTGTCAATACTTGCGACCATCGGTTAATTTCGTCAATGATATTTGACTTGGTTAATGCCAACGGTGATCCGACTGATCCAAGATCAATGTCACCGGAAATTTTACCAGCAGTAGCGCCAGTATTTGTGGCAGCTACATCGGCATAAACGCTTGCAAGAATGCTTGTGTCGATAGAGATTTTCATCTTTTCAGAGCCATCACGCGCCCAGTCATCCTGGATATCGTAGTTGCTTTGAAACTTATCAACGTTATTAACAACAAAAGACCATGTTTTAGCCTTGTTGATATCCAAGTCAATTTGACCTGGTTCTGGATTTTCATAATCCAATTCCTGACCTTTTACATAGTCATTAATTGTGATGTCTGGGGTGGTTTGAATATGGACAGTATCGCCCATCGCCTGTATTTCACCTTCATAATCACTATTGGCAATAGCATTAAATACTGTTGCTTCATAAAACTTTACTAATAAATTGGTGCTCCAAATTTCTGGAATAGTTATTCCCGAAAGCTGGGGTACACCTGGCGCTGTTCCTAGTGTTGCCATTTTACTTTCTCCATTAAGTTATGCGGCCCTCTGATTGGGCTTCGCGTATGTCTTTTAGGATTTTCGTGGCATCCGCACCTTTAATCCGATTAGCCTTTATTTCGGAAAGTATATTATTTACTTCCCCTCGGCTATACGTTTTCTTTTCGACGGACACGGGATTACCGTGTTTTAATTCCGGCTGAGAAAATTCACTCGGATCATCTGGTGTTTTATTTCCAAAATAACTATTGAACATCGCAATCACAGCTTCAGCATTTCGCTTTTCGTAATGGTTCTTCAAAATATAGCGTCTATTATCGCCATACACGGGATCATACTCATTTAACCAATTTATCCAGCCCGCATCCTGATCGAGTGTAACCCAATTAGGATATACGGCCGCAATCTTGGAGTGTAGAAGCTGCTCGCTTTCCGCAGCTTCCCTTTCGTATATCTCTTGCTGGCCCTTTTGAAGTAACTCCATTTCTCGTCTCAATTCCTGAACTTGAGGATCAACTATATGTTTTACATTTGCCCTACTAGCCTTATCTGCCACCTCTAGGTAGTCAGTGCCGTAGTTCTCAATGTCTTCTTGGTCAGCCCAAGTCGCAGGCCCCGTGGGGACTGAATTCTTAAGCTCTTCGTTGATCCTTTCTGCTTCTTCTAGCTTCTTTCTAAGATCTTCGGATTCAGCCTTTGCTTGCTTTGCCTCAGCACTAAGCCTTGGCACTTCGGCATTATACTTACCCTGTAGGGCTTTGTACTTAGCATCATCTTCTTGTTTTCCCAACATCCCAGACCCTTGAGATGGTTGTTCAACCTGTGGAGCTGGCGGCGCTTGCACAACTGGCTCTACGCCGTTTAATTCAACATGAGGGGCAGAATTAGGGGGAGCCTGGGGCATTTCTGCCTCGGGTTTCTCTACTACTGCCACTGGTGATTTTGCCATTTCCACGTTTTTTCTTAGCTCTTCAGCTTTCCTTTGCTTGTCAATAATAGCTTTTGGTAATTTAGCCATTCTTCTCCTTTTTGTGGGGCCTCCTCGGTGTCCCATCTTTTCTATGAGGGCCTATAAGGTATCCTCGTATACTGTTCCCGCGCCTAAGCATTTGCTTTTTGACGATCCTTTACTCTATTTAGGTTTTCGTGTGAATTCCTCACGAACTCCAATAGATCTTCTAATCTCTTAGCAGCACCTTGTGCTTTTCTAAGTTTCACCTCGTCCTCTTGCGTACAACATTCCCCGCAAGCCTCAGAGTACATTTTTTCTATAATTCCCATAAAAGACTTAAAATCTTCATTATCCTTTATCTTATAGATCGACCGGATTTCCTTGTCCGATAGCCTAGCCATAATACTGAAAGCAAACGTTTCCCGCGTCTGCCGATACAATACTAAAGGTTGTTATAAGGGTGTCCTCGACACCCAAGGATTTCTGTGAAGGGTTCAGCTCAACATCTGCGTCCGTGGTAGCGGCTCCGCTGCCATTCCACTTAACGTAGAAATTGACAGTCGTGCTGAATAAGATATATTTTGCACCAGCCGGAACGGTAAAGTCTTGTGCTACATTAGCCACATAAACCTTGTTTGTAATGCTATCCGAAACTACTGGCGTAAAAGTGTTATCTGACCCATCTTTTACAATTAAGAATTTTCTCATTTTTATTCCTCGATTAACCAAAGTAACGCTGATAAAACAGCGCCCTGAACTTCAACATCTCCGAGAGATGATATTTTTATTTTAGAGTTAAGATTTATTTCTGTTTCGGTTTCCATTAACTCGTTGACTTTCTTAACCACTGAATCTTCGTCTTCAAACTCAAACGCGCCTTCCTTAGTCTTTCCGTTTTCGTCTTTCTTAAGAACCGGATTTCCTTTTTTATCCTTCTTGGCAGAATCCGTAACTATTTTATTTCGCACTTCCTCTGCTGGCTTAATAGCGTCTGCTACCGCCCTTGAACACTTAGCAACCTTTAAAGCCCCTAATACTGGTAGCTTCAAAGATCCCAAAATAGCCAACGGCTGCACTGAGTCAAAAACATCCCCTGTTTTCACTTTCATCATATATCGTCCTTTTTACCTTGTTAAAAAATGCGGTTATTCCGCTTAAATTACCGTCGAATCATTAAGAGAAGTATTTTCAGAGCTACCCTTGACGGCTGCTTCTATTGTTGATTGAGCCATATCGTCATTATTAGGGTTATCTATATTGAAAAACTCCACCGCTAAAGGCTCTACGCCAGACTCACACTTGGCTTGGCTTTGGTATAAACCATAAGACACTTGGTATTTCTTTCCAGAAATGTCTTTAGTGATGTAAACCGGATGCCAAAAGTTTCCTTCAACACCTTGATCGTTTTCTCCTGTCTTCTGTAAACTCATTATTTCTCCTAAGTTATAAATTGTCCCATTGGAGCACCTGGCCCTTGGGCATTTGCTAAATTCTTATACTCTGATCCGCTATACCAATAAATGCCGTTAGCGTCTGCATAAACATCGCCCAGAGTGGGGGATGATTCAGCTACGCCGCTGGGTATATTTAAAGATGATTTTGAAATAGTCCCTGCTATGGTATTTATTTGGCCCGAGAAAGTTGTGTCTTGATTATTGTCAGTACGGAATGTTTCTACACCACCGTTAAGCCAAATATGAGAGCCAATAGAAGCATTATAGGTATAGTCATTGCCGTTTGTCTGTTCAAGCAACACCAATCCATTGGGATTATAAACAAGTCTTGTATTTCGTGCGCCTGCGCTATCCCGTGATTGATAGAATTGTCCTGTGTTAAAACCGATTCCATTTGCTGTACCTGCCGAAATGTCGCCTAGACTAACAGCATTAAGCAATACTGACACATTATTCTCAAAGCGCATCATTTCAGCACCACTAGCAGCCGTGAACGTTAGCTCAGAGCCAGACACACCTAGCCCACCAGCCAACACACTGTTGTTATGAATGCTAAGAGCTATTCCGTCCGAGCCTGTTCTATTTACTCTCAATCCTGCTGCGGCTGATGCGGTCGCGTTTGCTTGTCCTGTAGATTTTGTAACGCTAAAACCTACTGTATTAAACGTGCCGTTGTACGCCTTCCCAAGCCCGACATCATCAAGAGCTTCAAATTTTGAGCCAGATAAAACCCTGACAACTCCCTTTGCCGCGTTTGATGTAGACTCCAGCGTTAAGTCGTCGCTTGCTCCTGTTCCACCAATCAGGGTTTGACCTCCTGATCTACCAAGTAATAGGGCATACTGAGCGTGGTCGTCGTCACCTAGTCCAGACAGATTGCCGTGGTCAATTATAGTCCCCATAGAAACCCATGCAGATCCATTATAGGTTAAGTATCCACCTGTATTATCGTTTTGAACTGTAGCCAATCCCTCAACTGAAGTAGCAAAGACAACGACAAAAGCCGATCCGTTATATTCGACGATATCATCATCTACCGCGCCAGCAGGGGAGCCGAAATTTACGTTTAGATTCAATACATCTTCAAGGATGTATCGATCTCCGGTTGTAGGCGTGGCTCCAGGATCTAAAGTATTATCCGTTTGAACATTCAAGACCGGATCTTGCCAGTTGATGCCATTTACTAAGCCGTCAACATACCCCTTGGTGGTAAGGTGAGCGTCGGCAGTAGGTGTAATCCCCCCGACAACGCCAGTAAAAGACCGTGTTCCGTCCACCAAGGCGTATTGGGTATGAACATCACCCACCGCTAAGTTGCTTAAGCTATTGTGATCCAACGAGGGCTCAATTAAATCAAGTATGTCTTGTATTGTTTTTCGTCCTTCCATAGCAAAAGCGTTATCCGTATGGTAAAACCATGACGTGAGCGCTAAAGCTGTTGCAGAGGATCGTGATGATAAAAATGCCATATATTTTTTCCTAAACTAAAAAGTCAAAAGGAGTTGAGCTTAAAAAGTCGAAATCTGTTCCATCTAAAAAGTCAAATTGAGTCATTACGGCAGTGTTTCCGTCTCCAACGTCGTAATAAAACGGTCGCCAATTCGCAAAAATAGGGCTTCTGTCCGAGTCTCTGGGGTTTTGGCTAAATAGGGGGGCTGTTAGTGATGGATTCATTTCGGCATACCCTTCTCAATTTTTCGCCAATCGTGACTGTATCCGTTTGGGCCGTAATCAGTTATCTTGATGTACCTGGTAAACAAAACCTTAACCCTTTGTATTCTGATATATCCAGCTCCAAGCGGCCCGACGTATTCATGATCCTCATAGGTCCCGTTCAAAAGACCTAGGCTGGTAGCAGGTACGTATTTAAACTTGCCCCTTTCTCTGCGGTTGGCACGTTGAGAATCGTCAAGTGACAGCTTTAACGTTTCCATCTTTTTATCGCTTGATGACCTTCCCATTAGTACGGATATCCTTTCCATGCACCGCCGTTATAAAGCTCTGTTAATTCTGCTATAGTCAGCTCTCTATTGTAGTACGATATGAAATCAATGTGTCCATTCATAAAGTTAGAACCATATTTTGTCGCGCCAAACGATATATCATTTGATACGTCGTACATATCTGCGCCCATATTAATTTCGGTTTCTTTTGCTCCCGTGTTTATCCTAAGACCAATATTTTGCCCGGTCTTATAAGCACTCACCATATACCAAGTGCCCGAAGAAATAGTGCCAAACCCTGTTGCGCTTACGGTATTACTTGCTCCGCTGGTTTCTCTAACTAAAAATCGGAAGGTGCTTCCGGAAATATAAAGTGCAAATTGTTGCTCTATAGACGATGTGCTCCATCTTGATATGATGTGGCTTGCCAATGTTTCGACGTCAAACTTTACGCCAGCCACCCACATAAAATCGGTAGATATTCTGTCAAAGTCGGTATCGTCAGTAACCTGCAACCTCTGAGTCGTTCCATTTAAATCGGCTGCATTGCCGTTCAACCCTGAAATATAACCGGGTGAATTAAATGAAGTAGCGTTATGAGTGGAGACATCGTCGTTTCTCACGCCAGAGGTTTCATCCATATTCCAGTGAGAGATAATTCCATCGTTTAACGTAGAAGACGAGGGCGAAGAAATGCTCGCAGAAGATAGCGCACCGAACTTAGAATAATAAGGAACACGCCCAGACCCTAGAATATCGTTAGAAAATACAGGAGATGTCATAGATGGAAGCATCACATTCCTCCCTGTATTTTAGGCGGAGCGCTAGGGCCCTGCGGGGCAATACCTTGTGGTGCGCCTTGAGGTGCGCCTTGAGACATGCCTGCTTGTATTTGTTGAGCCATCATCATTTGTTGCTCGCGCTCTGCTCTTTGCTGGTCTGCTTCGTCTTCTGAAGGAACAACGCTGCCCTGTGGCATATCGAGAGTTCCCTGGGCAACGTCTCTTAATAAATTAGCTCGTCCTTCTTCTCCGATTATTTGAGAGTCAAGAGGATTGGCGGTAGTTGCTAAGAAATTCATTCTATTGCTGTTGGTTATTTCTGATTGTATTAGTGATATCGCTCCCTTCGGTACTATCTTAGCATCACCCTTAATTGATTCGTCTTCATCAAATCTCATTAGTTGATAGTAATGTCTTTCAACACAGGGCTTAATAATGCCTTGGTCTAAGTGAGAGATAACGCTTTTGATACCTTTGGCACTGGCTCCCATAAGCATCGCAAGACCCGAAGCTGTAGATCCTGCACCACCGCCAGATCCACCTTCGCCGTAGGCATACTTGGGGATTCCGGTTTGTTCGTCTGCCTGCGCTGAGAATTGGAAATATGCAGCTTGCAATTCGCCTATGTGCATCGGTGCGTCTACAAAATTAATCGCTTTGCTGACATCCCCCTCTTCTCCTGCTTCTACTGACCAAATCTTCCAAGGATGGATGTCTTCTATGTTTTCTCCCGGGGGCAATTTATCAACATTGACCACGACTTGAGGACCGCTTGCTATTCCCATGTTATTTGATATTTGCCTTGCAGTAGCGTTGACCATATCTTGAACGTCGCGCATTATTTCCGGCACGCCCATTCCCCATATAGAGCCTGGTATGTTTTCATAGCTCGCCATTCCGTAGGGCTTTCGACCAATGGGGTCTGGATTTAACTCTACTTTAATAACGATATTAGCAACAATCCACGCTTCTATTTGATATTCTTTGTCTTGATCTTTAACTCCCTTGATTCCCCATCTTTTTAGCATTCTCCCGCTTGCACTTCCCCAGTAAACCAGGCCATCAATTAAGTATGATTTTGTCGTTTGCTGGTTTTTTCTGTTCTCTACGATATCTCTTTCAAAGTCTACGTTAAGCCAACCGCGATATCCTTCATCCCCGAACCTTTTCAAGACTTCTCTGATTGCTGATTCCTTAAACCCCTTAACGCCGATTAGCTCTGTTAAGTCTAGGCGGGACATTCTGACGCGTTCAAATACGTATGAGTTATGTATGTTTTCCGAATCTGGAGCGGGGTAAAAATCGAAAGGGCTTATTCGCTTGTACTCTCTCCGGTATTCGTTTTTGATCTCCCATTTATCCTCAACCCATTTTAGCGCGGGCTTTCTGACAGTGTAAGGGCCCTTGATAATGCCAGCTTTAAAAGTCACAACGTCGTTAATGACTTCAACAAAAGCGTCTACCCAGCCACCCTCCAGCATTTCATCCCACATTTTCTCTTCAGCTCGTCGCGCTCTAATCTTCGCCTCTTCCTTTTTTTCTTCTAGTATTTCGTCTCGGACATTTTGGGCAAACTCCTCAACACCATCGTATAAGTCGTTTTCGTCGATATCTTCGTGGGCTAGTCCTGACATAGCAAACTCTTTCATAACGCTTTGCTTGATGTACTCAATAACGTCCTCCGGTAAGTCTGGGATAGGAGTTGGCTCTAAAGACCATGGCTTATCGTTAGAGGGGATTAAAACATCTTTAATCCACGCTGTTGCCGCGCGGCACTTGACACTTGTAAGCATCATAAATATTTGGGAGCCACCGCCTTGTCGAAGTATTGCGTTTAGTTTGTCGGGGTCATACTTTCCTTGGCGTTGGCGTGATGATTGTAGCATTTCGTCTTTGATGAATTCTTTTGCATATTTAGCGTCCCACCATCTTTGCAATAATATTGTTGATAGATTTTCGGTGAAAGTGGGGTTTTCTTTTATGTCTTCACCCCCAGCGGGTAATTTTTCGGGCGTTTCTTTGCCGTTTTCTAGTGCGAATTGATTGGGGTTTTTAGATATGGGATTGGGAACGTTGGTGGATGTGCTTTGTGGCACTGGTACACCTAAAGGTTGGGCTGTATCTGAAGCGCTCCATGCCATATATTTTATTCCAAAAAAAAAGGCTCTAAAAGCATTTCTGCCTTTAGAGCCTTGAATTTATCCTATTAAAAGGGTTTCAGGTGTCTATTTTCTTATATATTTTCTGTCCTTTCGACGTTTCTTATACCTCCTTGAGACATAAAAAAGGTCAATCTACCAGTAAACTTATCATTAATTATCTCGCTTTTCAACAGGTATTTGGACAAATCCTGCTTTTTTTTCTTAATTTCTTGATCGTTCATGCTCTCCTTATTCATAAACATAGTTTGATTTTACCACAGTTCGCTTTCCTGACGATACTCTTTTATTGATTTTTTGGTGAAAAATGTGACTACAAGCCAATACTCGGAACGCATCTGCGCCGTGACTTGATTCATCATGTAATGGTCTGGGCTTGAATTGACCTCTAACCTTATCCCATTCTTTGCGATAATTCTCTAGGTGTTTAATGCCATTGGCACATTTAACCTCGTCAAACCAGCATACCGCCAGCATTTGTCTTGCAAGCTCTATCCCGTCTTCAATCGACTTAATCGGGCAAACGTCAAATTTTATGCCGAGATCTAGGGCAATATCGAGACGTGTTCTAGCGCTTGATCCCAGCTCTCTAACTTTAATGTCATGTGGGGCCAGGTGCCGCCCGTACCTATATTCATGTTCTAATGACAAGTCTTGCAGATATTTAGCGTAGTGCTGCAGCCCTTCTCCGGATTGCTCGTAGTAGTTTATTACGTGTATTTGCCTACCTACTGTCTGAGTAAACCAAATCGCTGTATAGTCATCAACGCCCAAATCCCACCAGGTGTC